TAGGAAGGAGAGAGGAAGGGGGGGGGGGAGGGGGGGGGGGAGCCGCTGGCGCTGGCGCAGGGATTAAGGAAGAGGGAGGGTGATAGTTATGGGCAAAAATATGACGACCTGCCCGCATTGCGGAAAGGTCGTCAAAAAAGGGAACTTCTGCTCCTATTGTGCAGGTAAGCTGATCAAGGAATGTGACTGTTGGGTACTGCACAGAAAGTTTAATTGTGGATTAGCAAAGTGCCCTGGCTATAAATTGCTGGTGTTATTGTTAAAGACAATTACTTTTGTGGAGAAGTTCCAGTACAGTGGCTACGGCATTATCATTAAGCCACTTAATAAGAAACTCCTTCTTAAAAGCAAATTTGCTCGCGCCTACATGGCGGACATTGCCGAAAACCTGAAGGATTGGGATGAGGAGGCGAAATAAAATGAAAGTAAAGGACAAACGTTTTCAGAAAATCCTTGTTACCGGCGCACCTGACGCGCAGGAGAAGGTCAGCGACTACGCTATCAGCGTGCTAGCTAAGATGGCGCTGGAGCTGGCGGCTCGCGATGGCATCGTAGATATGCCGGAGCTTAAGGTTGTGCGCAAGGCTACTGCATAAGTTGTGGATTGTGTGGAAAAGGAGGCAATCACATGAAAAGCATTAAAATTTTTGTAGCGCTGGCGTTGGCGCTGGCGGCTCTGGTCGTTGCGACTGATGGCCGCGGTCTGGTAGGCCGTGCCTATAGCTGCGTTTTCCCGACCTACCGCGTGGAGCGCGTTGCTCACGTGGTTAAATATGGCGACACGCTTTACAGCATTGCTTACGCATATGCTGGGCAGCAGGACAAATGGGATGACCTCAGAGGTATCATCTGCGACATCCAGGCGGAAAACGGCATCACGGACAACGACGCGTATTGGCTTGCACCGGGCCGCCAGCTCATTGTACCTCTCCGTAAGGAGATGAAAAATGATTAGAAAAAAGAAAAAGAGCATTGATGTTGGCACATCAATGCTCAAGTGTAAGGATAATAACAAGACGATTCAGGACTTGGTTTAGAATCCTACGCATATTATAACACCTTGGGAGGCAGAAAACAATGAAAATCAACTTTGAGCTCAAGAAGCGCATTGGTACCCTGAGCAACCGCAATGGCTATACAAAAGAATTAAACCTTGTAGAGTGGGGCGGCGAGTACCTTAAGTACGACGTCCGTCTCTGGATGTCTGACGGCAAGCCCGGCAAGGGCATCACGCTTGCCAAAGCAGAAGCTAAGGAGCTGCGCCGCCTGCTCAACGAGGAAGACCTGGGATGAGCGGCGCAGGAAAAGAGGGCCAGCACGGCGACGGCAGAGCGCTCTGCTCTGCCTGCCATAGCTGGCGTGGAAGCTGTCTGACAGCTACAACGATATACGGCGAAGAGCTGTGCGTATGCAGCCGCTGCATGGTCGAGCGTGGCCAGGAGCACAACGTATGGCTGATGCGCAAGGCTATGGAGAGAGGAAAAGCAAGGAGGTTATAAGATGGCTGTAGTAATGATGCCGATAGAATACCTCGTGCCGCATCCGGGAAATCCTAGAAAAGAGCTGGGTGATTTGACGGAGCTGGCGGAGGATATAAAGATTAATGGTATCTATCAAAATTTAGCGGTCATGCCGCTGAACGAACACAAATCGGGCGAAGAGCTGAAGTATATGGTGCTCATCGGCCACCGCAGACTGGCGGCAGCGAAGCTGGCAGGATTAAAAGAGGTGCCGTGCTCCATTGTCCGTAATAAAAATGAATGCGAACAAACCAGCATAATGCTTGAGGAAAACATGCATCGCAAAAATTTAACAGTTCCGGAGCAGGCGCAGGGTTTTCAGCAGCTCCTTGACTTTGGTATGGATATTGAGGATATTGCAAGCAAGAGCGGTTTTAGCCAAACAACAGTGCGCCGTCGCTTGAAAATCGCAGAGCTTGACCAAAAGAAATTAAAAGAGGTCAGCGAGGGCCGTCAGCTGAGCCTGACTGATTTTGATGAGCTGGCCAAAGTCGATAGTATCGACAAACGCAATGAGCTACTGGACAAAATTGGCACATCTGACTTTAAATATGCAGTAAAAAGCGCCATCCAAAGAGAAGCTGAAGCAAAAGCTATGCCTGACTTTAAGGCGGAGATGCGCAAGCGCGGCATCAAGCCCCTCAAGGACAACGAGCGCTGGAGCAACAAGTACGATAGGTACCACGGGAAAAAGCAGGTTGACCTCTTTGCGTGGGACGATACAAAAAAATACATTCCGGAAAACGTCGCCAAGCAGCTCTATTATTATAATACCTCTTACGGAACAATAGAATTTTACACGGAGCATAAAAAGGCTAAACCAATCAAAAGAACGGAAGCGGAAATTGCTTATGATAAGAAGGTTGCCGCGGCGTGGGGTGAGGCGCGGATGATCGCAGCGACTCACTATGAGCTGCGCAAAGCTTATATTGAGAAGATATCCGTCAAAAGCCGCATTGATATCGTTTTAAAAGGCGCCGTAATGGCAGCTGTAGTGAGCAGCTTCGGTTACTTGGGGCTCAAGGACGACGAAATGATTACAACAATGGGTGGCGACGCCAAAGCACGTGAAAAATATGCGCGGATGGACGTTGCGTTCAAGTTTTTCGAGAGCGCAGAACCGGAGCAGCTGAAGATGCTGGCGTACACCATGTTTGACGATAGCGCTGACAACACATTTTTGGATGGCTACGCAAGAAACTATCCTAAATATAGCAAAAATTATAGATTGCTGGCGCTGTACAAATGGCTCGAACAGCTTGGCTATGAGCGCAGCGAAGAGGAAACGCTGATGATGACCGGCAAGCATGAGCTTTTCCAGCAAGACATGTTTGACGGACAGGAGGACTAAAAATGGAAGAAAGCTACGAGATAAATTATATTGCCGTCAAGGGTGGCAGTATAAAAATTCGGTACTCCGTCAGTCCTACGGGCGGCGTTCCTGAGGAGAACATTGTCAGCAGAAGCGATAAGCCGCATGAAGATTTTCAAAGAGCTTGGAGCAAACTGGCCAACATTGCGCGTCGTTTTCTTGAGATGCCCTTGGAAAATGCGGGCGGCGGCCCGCTGCAGATCTGGGTTAGCAAAGTAAACTTTCCAGTGCATAAGGATTGTGGAGAGGGCATGCAGATTGTTGTGCAGCTTAGCGGCTTTACAAATTGCACACAGGCCTTACAAGTGGTTACACATAAGTTTTACCGTCGTGCTGCGGAATACATCGACCTGCCTACAGGAGGTAAGATACCTTGCCAAGAGCTGTTGCCGGATGAAATCAAAACTATGAAGGATCTGCAAAAGGAAGCGTTTGCATACGCCTACCACTGTAAGCGCGAGCAGCCAACGGTAGAAGAAGCGCAAAACGCATACGAAAACGGTGGGTATCCGGATGAAGAGTAAGAAAAGAGGGTAAAAAATGCAAAAACGCAAAATTGATTTTAATATTGATATCACCACGCCGGAAGGCGAGAAGGTGGCAGAGCACCTGCTGGCGGCTCGGAAGCATTTCGACAATCTGTTTCACAATTTCGCGGAAGAAGCGGAAGATAGTGATTTTGTGGATGAATGCCTTAAGGAATTCGCTGCGCTGGCGGAGCTCTTCAAGCGCAAAAACAGCCAGTACGGCGTCAACGGCCCTTTGGCCAACTTTCGCAACGGCGCTTTGCTGGCCTGCGGCGATGATGACTGGCCTTGCATGTTTGAGGTAGCAAAAGGCTACTGCCTTAAGCATGTTACGCAGGTCTTTGGCGCGGGAACGAACATCGATACAGACAAAATTGACGAGAGCCTTGGCGATATCGCCGTGTATTGCATCATCATGCTTTACATGGTTAAGAAACATAAAAAATAGCGGAGGCAAACATGGGTACGACGAGAAAATTAAAGCGCCGCCTGCTCAAAGAGTGGGCGAAAGAAGGCAAAAATCCTGCCGAACAGGTCGCCAAGGTGGCGGCGGAAGAGGTGGGTCAGACGCGTGATGCGGCTGCGAGGTTTGGCTTTGACATTATCGGCGCAGCTGTGCTGGCCATGATGCTTGATTACGGCAAGCTCAAAGACCGCTCGACGAGGCTGGCCAGCGCGGTACAGCTGATTAACAAGCATTTCCGTACGCTGAGGGGGGGCGAGCTGTCGCCTAAAGAACGCGAGACGTTTGAGGCCTTCAGTTTGGCGTTTGCTGAGCATTGGGTTAACATCGAGGAGGACAAAGAGCATGCAGCAGGTTGACATGTACAAGGTATACAGACAGGTCTACGACAGAGCGTGGCGCATCAAGTGGGCTGACCACATCGACGCCAACAAGGGCAAGGCGCTGGCGATGGCACGTGAGGTCGCAAAACGCATCAAGCACAAAGAGCTGCTGCTGGCGGGGGAGGCCCCCAAGCCGCACGGGCGGCCACACGAGGCTAAGCCGCAAGACGATGGCGAGGCGCAGGACAAGACGGCGCAGCGTCAAGCTGTTGGCTCTATTGTACCGTGTGACGAGGCACGCCGGGTGCCGCGCTTTATGGTAACGAGGAGGAGTAAACATGGCGGAATTTAAAGGGTACGAGGAGAGGTTAATAAACTCCGCGTACGAGGTTTTTAAAGAGGCTATGACGATGTTATCCAAATGGGGCTTGATAGGCTGCCGGAAGTGCCGGAGCTGAATGGCTGCGCAAAGGAGATGTACATCTGTTATGGCAAAAGCCTGTTTTTGGAGGGCCTGAAAAAGCTCGGCAAAGAAATCGAGGCTGACGTAATTGCGACCGCAAAGCAATACGGCGCAGAAATTATCATTGACGACGAAGAAGAATAAAGGAGGAAACAATTATGTTGAAATCTTACGATCCTATGAAAAGCTGTGGTCTGATGCATATCGTTGAGGCTACCTATATGTTTGGCGAGGGCAAGGCTGTTGTCAGCACGCCTATCGAGAGCGAGTGCGCGGGCGCAGACCTGCTGAATCTGTGCGTCGACGACTCTGATTGGGTGTCTGAGCTGGACGATTTTGGTGAGTTCGACTACATCCAACTTACGGACATCAAGCGCCTGGAGTACGACGGCGACATCGACGAACTGGCTGTTTTTCTTACCAACGGCAAGATTCTTACTATTAGCGGAGACGATGTGCGCAAATATCTCGTCAAAGTCGAGATTGTGAGCGTAAACAACGAATCCTTACAATCCTGCCAAGGAAAAAAGCTTGGCGCAGTTGTCGAGGCCGGAGGTGCGGAGTAACAATGGATATTGACAAGATTAACAGCTATGTCAATCGCGCTCAGCTGAGCATCAATGATTGGCAGTGCAGTAATGAGGCTGATTACCTCAGGCAGGCACAAGCCAACCTTGGCTCGGCGCTGGAGCTGGAAAGAGCGGCTCGCGTCGCTGCCTTGGCGGCCGAAAAAGAAGAGGTTTACAGCGTAGGTGACGATGATGAGGCGTTTACTCCGTACGACACGCCGAATGAGGCGCTGGAGTCTGTGCGCGGCGACTTGACGGCTGACGAAACCGTGACTATCATCCAATGGAGAGAGTCGAGCTGGTGCCCTGAAATCGACGTAGAGAAGCTCCTTGAAAATTTCGAAGAAGATGCGTACGAAGATGGCGGCAGTGCATCGGAGTATTGGAGCGAACGCATCGAGAGCGAGAGTATGGCTGCGGCTCGTGCAGAGCTGGAGCAACGCCTTAATGCTGTCCTGCAAGACTGGATTGATGAACATAAGCTTGACGCTGATTGGTATAAGCCGACCGGCATGAAGCTGAGCTACAAATTTGGCGACCGACATTTTAAACGCATCTAATTAATCAACCATCCGCCGCAGAGCGCAGGCTGTAGAGCTGCTGCTTCGCTCATATTCAACTAGCGGATTATATACAAGCATTGCAAATGGCGCAGACAAAAAGAAGAAGTATATCGCACGTATGCGGCCTGCGCTCTGCGGCGGAAAAAAGGAAGGACGTATAAGCAAGTGGATAATGTAGATGACTTTACCATTAATCTTGTTATAACTGTCATAGTTCTGTTTATTGGCTTGGCGCTGGTGGGCGGCGAAAATGATTAAAGCAGCTAATGCTTTTGGTGGGGCGAAAGCATATGACATATCAATAGCATGCCCCTGCAGAGAATGTGACGTGCGTTCCCCAGGTTGCGGCAGAATATGCAGCGATTACAAAAAGTATAAATTTGTCTTGGCCATACTGAATGGGAAGCGTCAGGCGAAGGCAAAAGCAGCGGCTGAATGTCGCGAGATGCGCAATGAGCGCATCAGAGAATGGAAGCATAATAAATGTTGGCCAAAAGGCTAGCGTAAATAATAGATGATAAAGAATATATAAAGGGAATACTGCGGGGCTGTTCTGCCTCGCAGGTTTCTTCATTATATAATAGAAGTTTTTTGAAGGTCCGCAGAGGCCTTTGAGGCTTGTATGTAAGTAATAACAAAGCGACCACAAGAATTATCAGGGGGATAAATCAATGGCAATGAGAATGGGCATAAGAGAAAAAACATATTACTGCCAGGGAACCAGTGAAAGCAAAAAGCCTGATTACATTGAAATTGATTTATTTCCTTTCGTGGATGTCAAATACAAACCTTGTAGAAGTGGCAGACAGAAGGCAACTACTCCTAAACAGAAGAACCTTAACGATAAAAAGGCACGCAGATATTTCAGACTGCTGGCCAAAAGCAATTTTGGCAGCAAAGATATACACCTGACTTTAAGCTATGACAATGATAACCTGCCCAATACACCGGAACAGGGAGAGAAGAGACTGCGTAATTATATGCGCAGATTGAAAAGATTATATAAGACTAATGGCAAAGAATTAAAATACATCTACGTTACCGAGGTTAGCAGCAAGGGCAGAGTGCATCATCATCTGCTGATTAATCGTGGCGTAGACCGTGATGCTATTGAAAAGGCATGGGGACACGGCTGGGCAAACAGCAAGCGCATTCAGGCAGAGCATGGAGGCGTCGAAGCCTTGGTTTGCTATCTGAGCAAAGATCCTAAAGGCCGCAAAAGATACACTTCATCCCGCAACCTTGTTAAACCGCTGGAATCTGTAAGCGATACCAAGACAAGTCGTAAGCAATTCCAGCAGCTGACTCTTTGGCCGGAAGACTGTGAGAATATGCAAAAACACTTTGAACAAAAGCATCCTGACTATCGCATCATCAGCGTGGAGAAATATTATAATGCTGTAACCTGCGAATGGTATATCAGAGCGAAGATGGAGCTTAGGGATGATTATAAGCGCAAGAAGGGAGCAAAGTGACAGAATGAATAAGCTTAACTTAATATTGACCATACCGCCTAGCGTCAATCATTGCTATAAAAACTTCAACGTGATGGGACGCAGAAACCGTGTGCTTACGCCATTGGCAAGAGCCTGAAAGGAAGAGGCGTATTATATTGCTAATGCTTTGGCACATCGGGAAGGCTGGCGCATGCCTGAACCAGAAGAAAAGATTGTGCTGGAGGTATTCGCCTTCTGGCCAGACGGCAGGCGGCGCGATATGAACAATACGCATAAGCTGCTTTGTGATGCCTTAGAGGGCGCATTATATCTTGATGACAAGATGGTGCTCGTGCGTGATATGGATTTTTCTGTTGACAGAAAGAGACCTAGGCTAGAGGTATGCGTATATGTGAAAGACGATTAAAGCACAAAATTAACCTCTAAGAATATAAAACCCTAGGAAAATACCCATAATAAATTTTTAAGTTTGCATACAGATTATCAAAACCGGCAGGAGGGCAGCGTATGACAAAAGAAGAACTAAAAGAAAAGCTGAAGGGCGCTATGTATGCTCGGCACATTTTAGAAAGCGAACTTGATAAGCTGCAGGAGTTGCGCAGTATTGCACAAAAGGTCACCTCTGCTTATAGCCAGGCACCGGGAGGCGGCGGAAATGGGAGAGCGTTGGAGAACGCAGTCGCCAAAATCGTCGAACAGGAAAAGGTCATCGAAAGCTGTTGCGATGAATTATCAAAGCAGCTTGATGAAGTACTAGCGCTTATCACTCTGCTCCCTATTGGACGGGAACGCACTATCATGCACATGCGTTACCGGAATTATCGTAAGTGGGAGCAGATAGCAGACGAGCTGGGTTACAGCGAACAGTACATGTACGAACTTCATGATAAGGCGCTGAACGAAATCACGGATAAAATAACCAATAATAACAAAATCGCAGAACATTAAATTGCTCTGCGATTTATAAAAACGATATAAAATTACAAAAGGTAAAGAAAAACGCTTGACAAAAATCAAAAGTTATGCTATAATATAATCAAGGTAAGGGAATAAACCAAACCTAATAAGCGGCAAGTGCAGAAAGGAGAACACAATGGACGACATGAACGTAGGCGAATTACTGGTTAAAGAGGCCAAAGAAAATGCCACTCGTGCGATTCTTGAAATCCTCAACGAAAGCAAAAGCTTAGAGGAAGCCAAGGAAAAAGTAAAAGCCCTGCTTAATAAATAAGCAAGGCGACTAGGAAAAATGAGGGGAGCAGTACTTGCCACTGTTCCTTCTCATTAGCTATTATAGCAGAGATGCTATACAAAAGGCAAGGAAAATTCTGGAGGTTATAGCAGTGACCGAAGAAAAGAAGGATGGACGCGGCGGTTATCGCCCAGGAGCAGGGCGCAAGAAGCTCACGGGCGAGGCTGCAACCAAACAAGTACAGTTTCGCTTGACAGCCGAGCATGAGTCTATCGTTAAGCAGTTCGTCAAAATGCTCAAGGCGGGTGAAATAACACAAGAAGACCTAAAAAGGTTAAACATCCGATAAAATCCGAGTTTAATCTGTGCTATAATGTATACTAGCGAAAGCGAGGCAAGAACATGAAAGACATCCTTAAAGCAACAGATCTGTTTATGGCGGGCTTCTTTCTGTTCACCATTTACAGTGGGCTGCTGAGCACCGAAACGGGTGGTAGGATATGCTTCTGGTATCTGGTCGCTCGCTTCGTACTCAAACGCATAACAAAATAACAGCATGAGCCGCAAGGCCGGGGCTTAAAAACTCCGGCCTTTTCTATACCCAAAATCCGGTACATATGGCCATAATGTAAGCAGCTTGAAAGAGCTGCTATTTTTATGCCCTGATTATTACCCTGAGCCAGCGGAAAATACCTGCTTATCAAGGTAATAATCACGCTACTTTCTTACGTGTCCTGCGTGTGCACGCAGAAAAAACAAAGCGCAGGCGGGAGCATACACTTCGCTTTCATTCTAAAGGCAAAAACGTGTCCACTCCATGCGGACACGGACAAGGTACTTCCTAGGCCCCCGGCGTGGACCGGTGGTCGGGCATCGCGCGGCGAAACCGTTGTAAAAAATTCAAAAAAATGGGGGTGGTAATGTATGAATCAGCAGGCGGCTGAGAAGAATCAAAAATGGTATCAAATCACCGCCGATGACCGTCTGCTTTTGTCGACATCCAAAGCTGCCCTCATGATGGGCGTTTCGACCAAAACGCTCGGAGAGTGGGAGCGAGCCGGATGTCCGAAAGAAAAACGCGGCTGGTATGATTTGGCGGCGGTCATCAGCTGGAAGCGTGAGCAGAAGACTCCGGCGGCCAACGGAACCCGAGAAGCACGCAAGACTGAAGCTGATATCAGATACAAGGCAGCTAAAGCAGCCATTGCTGAGCAGGACCTGAAGGTTCGCACCGGCAAGCTTATCGAAATATCGGTGGTCGAAGAAGGATTGACGGACGTGTTCCAGAATTTGAAGGTTTCTATGATGGCCATTGCAGACCATATCATGATGGAGACCTACACGCAATTCCCGGAGCTCGCGCCGCAGATAAGGAGGCTTATAGATGGCTATGTCAGAGCAGCCCTCAACGATGCCGCAAGAAACAGAGGAAAACTCACTGAGCAGCGAAATGCTGGAAAGTCTGGCGGCGATAAGAAAAAAACAAGAGGACGTCCTCGAAAACACAATAAATAAGACTCTGCTGGCGCTGGCGCCGGAGGAGCCTATGACTGTATCTGAGTGGGCAGCTCAATATCGCTACATGGGCAAGAACGAAACCTCGCGACCTGGCTTGTGGCGTAACGAGCTTGTACCTTATCTGGTTGACATCATGGACTCGCTTAACAGCGACAGCGTCGAACAGATAACATTCTTGAAGCCTACGCAGGTTGGCGGTACGGAATGCGGCATCAACATCTTAGGCTACATCATAGCGCAGGCTCCGTGCCGTGTTATGTACGTCCTTCCAAACAAGGATGCCATGGAAGACTTCTCACAGGACCGTCTGCAGAAGGTACTCATCAGCAACGAATGCTTCAAGGGCAAATATGCGGCCGGGAACAGTAAGAACGCTATGCTGCGTTACGCCGGCGGCTTCTGCAAATTTGGCTCTGCACAGTCACCTACAGACCTAGCTTCATGGTCAGTACCGGTCATCGTCTTAGACGAAATTGATAAATTCCCGAAAATGTCGGGCAAAGAGGCTTCACCTTTGAAGCTTGCTGAGGAACGCACCAAAAACTGGGCAGGCAAGAAGAAAATGTTCTTCTGGTCCACACCGACGCTCAAAACTGGCCATATTTTCAAGCTTTATGAGAGCGCGGATGTGCGCTATGAGTACCGTGTTCCCTGCCCGTTCTGCGGCGAAATGCAGCCTTTGGCGTGGAAATACGTCAAATTTGACGCACATCAGCCTGCGACGGTCGTTGAGCATAATGCTTATTACGAGTGCTGCCATTGTCACGAGCATATAACCGACAAGGATAAACCTGATATGCTGTTGGCCGGGCGCTGGTTTCCGCTCAATGAATGCGACGGACAGCCGCGCAGTGTCGCCTATGGCCTAAATTCCCTATATAGTCCGTGGGTAACATTTGGCAAGATGGCAGCGGAATTTGTCCGCTCCAAAAACGATCCGCTACTTCTGATGAATTTCGTCAATTCTTGGCTTGGTGAGCCGTGGGAAAGCAAATCGGCGGTTATGGATGCAGATATAGTTATCCAGCACAAAACAGACTGCCCGATGTATGTTGTGCCTGAGTGGTGCCAGCTGCTTACTGGCGGCGTTGACGTGCAAAAGGGTTATATGTACTGGACAATTGACTGCTGGGGACCGGGAACGACGTGCCAGACGCTGGCTTACGGCAAGGCGTTGAATTGGGATGAGCTGGAGCAAATCATGGATACGGCCTGGAAGGGCGAAGATGGCGTGACGCAGTATCAGGTCTGTATCTACGGCATTGATACAGGCTATCGCACGGAAGAAGTCTATGACTATTGCTGGCGACATCAGGGCGTTGCGTTTCCGGTCAAAGGCTCGTCCGCACAGATGGCGGCTTATTTGAGACCGTCGAACATTGAGCCAAAAATGCCAGGGCGTATGCCGCTGCAGCTGTGGATAGTAAACACAGACCAATACAAAAACGAAATAGCTCAGCGCTTGGAAAATCCAATCGGTCGCGGCAGCTGGATGCTTAACAGAGATTGCAGTTTGGAGTTTGCTGAGCAGATTACGGCAGAACACCGTATCATTGACGATAAAGGTCACGAGCATTGGGTAAAAAAGACAAGCGCAAAGCAAAACCACTTGCTGGACTGTTCTGTATACGCCTTTGCTATGGCGGATTTGGTCAATATGCGTGCACTTCAGGACGTGATTATTGATTCTACGCCTGCCGTACAGCCGGAATCGGAACAGCAGGCAGGCGAGATGGTTATTCCGGAGCCGCAATTTGAGATTTGAGAGGAGAAAAGACATGATTAGCATCGAAGAGCTTGAACGTCGAAAAATTGAGGTTGACGCAGCTATCAGCAACATCATGCGTACAGGCCAGCTTGTACAGACACGCAATGGCAGGGTAGAACATGCCAGCCTTAGTGAGCTGCGTGCTGAAAGAGCGGCCATTGAGCAGCAGATAGCTGACTGTTATCGTTCTTCGGCTGGTGACAGTTGGGGAACTAAGGTGAATTTCGTTGGAAGGGGGTGATACTTATGCAAAGACAAAGAAATCCTACCGCGCTGGAACGCTTGTCTGTAGGAATAGACAGGGTTATTGGCGTATTCGCTCCCGGCTGGGCGGCAAGACGCGCCATGAATCGCCTGAATATGCGTCTGACATCAGCTTACGAAAGCGTACCTACGTGGCGCAATAGCTCCGATTGGCTGCCGACTGACGGCAAGGGCGAGGCCATCAATGCTCCGAGCAGAGATTTAGCCAGAAGCAAGGCGCGTCATCTCGAAAGAAATTCGGAGCTGGTAAACAGCATCCTCAATGCTTTTGAGCGCAATGTCGTGGGCAAGGGCTTCAATTTGCAGGTGCGCACAGATGATGCAGAATGGAACAATGAGGTTGAGGATTTATGGGCAGAATGGTGCAGGCCGGGCAACTGTGATGTTACGGGCCGCTTCTGCATGACGGAAATCCTGAAGCTCATAGTCCGCAGACGCATTGTCGATGGCGGCATTCTCGCTCTGCGCGTCACTGACAAAAGCAGCGCTATTCCCTACCGTCTGCAGCTGATGGAGGTGGATAATATCCGCGGCGACGGCTCTATCAAGAGTGAGGCCGGAAATCCTATCATTGGCGGCATCGAGGTAAACGAATACGGCAGACCGCTAAATTATTTTCTGGAAAAGGCGACGGTAGACATTACCTCTACGCCGGAAGTGGAAAAGGTGCCTGCTGAGCGAGTTTTCTTCTTGGCTGACAAAACACGGCCTAGCGAGGTCCGCGAAATTACGCCGTTGGTACGTGCGTTGGATGAAATCCGCGATTTAGAGGAGTTTTTCAACGCAGTATCCTTCAAACAGAAAATTAACGCAGCTGTTGCTGTGTTTATCACAACACAGAAGGATGCCGTGGCCAGTATCGGCCGCTCTGTTATGCAACAGCAGCAGGCGAAGGACAATAAGTCTAACCAGCGTATTGATGCAGGCTCAATCAAATACCTCGATCCGGGACAAGACGTAAAAACGCTTGTGCCAGCTGGTCAAAGCAGTGAGCTTGCAGATTTCAACCTGTCCATCAATAGACGCATTGGCGCCGGACATAATCTTTCATACGAGATGATGACGCGCGACGTGTCTATGGTCAATTATTCCAGCGCTAGACAAAATCTGTTGGAAGACTGGAAGGTGTTTGAAGGCGAGCAGCAGTTTATCATTGAGCATTTTTTGAATTTCGTGCTGGAAGATGTGGTTACGGCTGCCTATTTGGCTGGACGGTTATCTCATGCGCCGAAGGATTTTATGGCCAACCGCCAAAAATACCTAAAGCACGAATTTATTGGCCAGGGCTTGCCGTGGATTGATCCGCTGAAGGAAGCCCAAGCTAATCAGGTGATGCTGGCGACGGGACAGATTACGCTGAAAGATATTTATGCTAAAAAAGGCAAGGACTGGGAGGAAGAAATCAACCAGCTTGCTGTCGAATTGGAGAAAACAAAGGAGCTTGGCTTAGTAAGAAAAGCTCTTGATACCGCGAAAGGAGATGATGACGATGGCGAGTCAAAACGAAAGTGATTTGCAAAAGCGCATGAACATGCCTCGCCAACGCAGCGCCAAGCTGGAAGGCTTTGACGAAGAGAGCAAAACTGTCACCTTGTCTTTCGCCAGCGAGACGCCTTGTCTTGATTGGTGGGGCGAGAAGGAGATTTTGCGCTGCACCGACGAGGCTATGGATACACAGCGCTTTACAGATGGCGTTATGCCTATCTTGTATAACCACGACAGAGATATTGTCGTGGGCAAACCGACAAAAATTTGGACCGAAAATGGTCGAGCTATGGCCACAATCGAATTTGCCGGCACCGAAAAGGCTCAAGAAATCATGGGCCTTGTGCGTGATGGTTTTTTAAATGGCGTATCAGTTGGCTATCGTGTCATGCAATGGGATGTCGTCGAAAAAGGCGCAACCACTGATGATGGCATAGAGGGACCTGCCTGGATTGCGACCAGATGGGAAGTATTTGAAATCAGCATTGTAACAGTACCTGCTGATGGGACCGTTGGCGTAGGGCGCTCCCTGCCTTTTAACGCCAACGACGTGGAGCCGCACGAGGCTCATGAAGAAAGAGAGGAAACCATGGAAGAGAAAGAAAAGAACGCTCCGAATGAAGCGGAAATCCGTGCTGCTGCCGTCAAGGCAGAACGCGAACGCTGCGCGGCCATTGAAGACCTGTGCCGCAAATTTGATGTTGAAGAAGAACAACGTCAGAAATGGATTGATGGCGGATTGGATATCACCACCATTAATCGTGAATTACTGGAAATCTTAGGTAAGCGCAATAAGCCTGTGCCTAGCGCCCGCTATGATGTTGGCGAAGACCGTAGCAAAGAAATGCGCGGCGTTTATGTGGACGCTATCCTGATGCGTCATGGTGTAAATGTAGCCAAGCCGCACGACGGCGCAGACCGCCTGCGTCATATGTCCATGCGCAATATGGCCATTGATATGCTGAGTCGCGCTGGCGTAAGCAATGCGTACACCATGGACGACACCGAGCTGTTCAAACGCGCTATGACCACCGGCAGTCTGCCTGGCGTACTGCAGGATGTGGTTAAGTACACCATCAAAGACGGCTATGATGCCGCCAACACTACTTATCAGGAATGGGCGCATATCGACTCCCTGAACGACTTCCGCCCGGCCAACATCGTAGAAATTGGCGCAGAAGCTGAGCCAAAGCTCATTCCGGAGAACGGCGAATTTACTGACATGAATTTGAGCGAATCCAAGGAAAATGTACGTTTGGAGACCTATGGCCGTTCCTACAGCTATACTCGTCAGGCGTTTATCAACGATGACATGCGTGTGCTGACTGAAATTCCGCGTATCATTTCCGGCCGCATGGCTGCATACATCAATACTCAGGCATACAAAGCGCTGGCTGGCGCAACCTACAATGCCGCCAACACCGGCACCGCAGGCGCTATCAGCGTAGCGTCTTTGGCTGAGGCAATGGAAAAACTGCGCAAAGCCAAAGACAAGAAAGGCAATTTCTTGCGCGTTATGCCGAAATACCTGATTGTACCTGTGGCGCAGGCTGTGACTGCTGCGCAGCTGCTGCATTCTGCAGCTGATCCGAACGGTGCTCACTCGGGAGTAAACAATCCGTTTGCAAACGCATTCGAGATTATCTCTGATCCGGAACTGGATGCTCTGAGCTCCAATGCGTGGTATCTGGCCGCAGCTCCTAGATATGGCTACGGCGTACAGGTTAATTTCCTGAACGGCAACCAGACTCCAATTGTTGAAAGTCAGGTATCTTTTGATACCCTGGGCTGGAAATATCGCATTTACCATGACTTTGGCGTAAAAGCCCTGTCTACTCTTGGCATTGTTAAGAACGCTGGCAAATAATGAGAGGTGAATAATAATGGCTAACGAAAATGCTGTTTTCCGCCGTAATGGCGATAAAATTGATTACTCCTGCACGGACAAGGTTGCCGCTGGCGACGTCATTAAGCTGCCCGGTGGTTTGGTTGGCGTCGCTGAGGTCGGCGGCGCAGCTGGCGACGTTATCGCCCTGACCATGCGCGGCGTGTTTGAGCTTAATTCCGCCGGCGCTATCGCGCAGGGAGCGCTCGTATATTTGACATCTGAGGGCAAGGCGACGGCAACTAAGGGCACCAATACCTTGATTGGCACCGCCTGGGCTGCAGCTGCTGCAGGCAGCACTCGTGCGCTTGTAGCTATCAACGTAGGCGTTAAGGCTGCTAGCGCATAAAGCTATCTTTGACGGGGCGGCGCTGGCTGTCCCGTTATCTCCATATGGAGGTCGAAAAAATGAATGAATATATTAAGAAAATCATCCAAAACGCGACGTTTGACGATGGTATTTTTGCGGAAAAAATCAGCTATAACGGGCGAGAAATCAATGCCATAGTTGAGCTTGGCGAAAACGAATGTCAGGTTGGCTTTGGGCGTAAAAGCAATAACATTGTAGTTGGCGGGAATGGCTTTTTTACGGTTAGCACCGACGATGTGCCTCATCCTCAGCGCAACGACAACATTATTTACAACGGCAAGAGCTATCATGTTGCCGGAGTTGAGCTGGTTGACAGCATGGGCGGGCAAATCACCGTAAAGGTCACGAGTGACGAACGAGGATACATGCGAAGATGATTACTGTAGATGTCAAAGACGAAATTACCCCTTTACTCAAAAGATATCTTGAAAACAATCCGCGCATGATTGCCAGTCTTACAAAATCCTTAGGCTGGTACGTTCAGGGCAGCATCAAAAAGCTAGGCCGGGAGCGATTAGCTGAAAAATGGCGCGAACGCGTGCCTTTGGAAGTGCGCCGCAAACTGGATGAACAAGCGCCTAAAGGATGGCTTGGCAAATTAAGACGCGCTATAGGCTATTCATACAATTCAGCAACTCAGAGTGTTGCTATAGGCTGGACTAGCTCATCTGCGGCTATGGAGGGCAGGATACAGGAATTTGGCGCAAGCAGAGAGGTTACGCCTAGATTGCAAAAATATTTTGCTGCTCGTGGTGTGCCACTGTCTGAGCACAAAAAGCGCATCAAGGTGCCAAAGCGTCCTATTTATGAGCCTGCCATGGACATCATTTATCCTAAGCTGGGCGATTACGTGCGCGAAAAGGTTGAAAGCTATATGGAAAATGGCGGACATGTACGCAACACAACAAAAAGCCGCAAATACGAGGTGTTCACATGAAATTAGTTAGCTACCTACAAAATGAAGACCTGTGCTCCGTCGGAGTAAAGCTGGGCGACAGCTTAGCAGCTGATCCGTCGCTGAAAACATACTGCGAAGCACATTTTGGACGAGTTTTGAATATTTTTGTGGGACCGCCGGAGGCATACATCCCGGAAGATGGCGACACGCCTTATCTGTTCCTGCACGACTTCAGCAAAAGCGAAGGCGCGGGCGCGACCAAGGCGGAATATCAATGCGTTATCAAAATAGGCATCACTACCGACGAAAAGAATGCTGTTACCGATAAAGGCGTACAGGTTTTTAGCGGCCAGCAGCGGATTAGCGAGCTGCTGACTCTCATCGAGGATGCACTCTTTAGGTATAAAAATGGCTGCCAGCCTCCGACGCACGTTGAGCAGCTCACTCTCGCACCGCCGGGAAACAATCTGGCTTACTGGGAGGGTTATCTCATTGCTGCCTGGACTCTTGACATACCTATTGGCGGTCAAAACAAATTTTAAAAGAAAGGATGAAACAATATGACAAATACGTGTCCTTGGGGCGTTGGCTCAAAAACAAAAACACTGATTGCCTTTGAAAACATCTACGGAGAAACTCCGGCGGAAGCATCATCCTCGGCCATTAGACTGGATATCAACTCTAATGGCGTGGCCTGCTCTCAGAGCAGCACTGCTCCGTCAACTCTGCGCGGCAACAGAAATCCCGTCGAGCCGATTTTGGGAAACAATGATGTTTCTGGCGACATTGCCGTGCCGCTTGACTACGTTTCTTTTGGCTATTGGCTTAAAGCCGCGTTCGGCACCCCGTCTAGCGCAGCGGAAGGCAGCGCAGGCAAATATAAGCATGTCTTCAAGGTTAGCGACTCTCAGCCGTCCTTTACGCTTGAGAAAGCATTCCCAGGCATCAACACATACCTTAGAGACAAAGGCTGCAAGGTTAGCAAATTGTCGCTCAGCGTGGGCGGCGATGGCGAGCTTGTGGCGACAGTAAGCGTTATGGGCGCGAAAGAAGAAAAGGCGACAGCAAGCATGTCGGAATCTCCTGTTGAACCGAAATTTGCACGTGCACAAAACTTCCAGGCATCTGCGAAAATAGGTGGCAATGTCAAAGGAAAACTCACGTCCTTTAGCATTGATATTGATTTTGGTCTTGATGGCGATACATATTGCATTGGCGGCGACGGCTATCGCGAAGCAATCTGCGAAGGCGCAATTACTGTTTCCGGCACACTGGAAGCGTTTTTTGACTCTATGGAATATCTGGATATGGCGGCCAACAATACCGCGACAAGCGCAGAAATCATTTTTACCGGCGGAGACAACAGCATCAGCTTACTTTTGCCGGAGCTTAAATTTGCACGCACCAGCCCATCCATTGATGGACCTGGCGGCATCAAGCAAAGCTTGACCTACAACGCCTATTACGAAAACAGCTCTCAAGGCAGTGCTGTGGTGGTAACGCTGATAAACGAGAGTACAGCCTATTGATTGGAGGAAGGAAAATGAAGCAAAAAGAGTACATTTTGGAATGCCGTGGCTTAAATTTTAATGAGTACTGCGAGCTGGAAGAGCAGCAGAAGGCGTATCAGGACGTAAACCCCGACGATGCGAACGGTCTGGGAAGACTGAGCATGAAGTTTATCATGGAAAAAATTTACCCTGACGCACCTGTAGAGCGTATGACTGTCGCTGATGTGAGCGCAGTATTTGCTCGCACTATGGAATTGAGTGGCGTTGTACATGAGAACGAGCTAAAAAACTTAAAGCCTGCGTCCGCTGGCAGTACGAACGAGCAGGCTACTGCAAAGACTGCCGCAGATTAAACCCTGAGCTTGACTGCACGACCTGCGATTATCGCCCGCCTGAAATTATGGCGGGCAACGTGCAGGTTATGCGCATAAGGCAGCTGACATCTAATTGCTATAGATTGGCAGCGGGAATGGGCGGAGTTATCTGCTTAGGCTATGATTGGCCGGGAATTGAAAGCATATGTCGCATGAGCGGCATAAAGACCAACAGGCATATTATCGACAGGCTGCGCAAGCTGGAAGACCTGGACATAAAATATTTAAACCAAAAGGAGGCGGCCGCAAATGGCTAAAGTAACTGAAACACGAGTAAAGATATCGCTTACTGATGCCATGAGCGGGCCTCTGCGCAAAATCGAGGGTGAAGCTACGGCCACAAGCAAAGCCGTAACTAATCTCAGCAGCAGCCTTAAAAATTACGCATCCATAGGTGCGCAAATGGCGGCTGGCGCGTTTGGCTTTAGCGCTCTGAGCGACAGCATCGGTCAATTGGTAAGCTCCGGCCTGCAATTTAATAAGGCCATGGAAACCAACGCCGTTGGCATGGCTGGTATCTTAACATCCATGACTACCATCAATGGCAAAAATATGGAATGGAATCAGGCGCTAAAGGCTTCTCAGGGAATTATCAAAGGTCTGAACGAGGATGCTCTGAAAACCGCAGCTACATCAGAAGAATTAGTTGGGACGTTTAGAGCGCTTTTAGGTCCGGGGCTTGGCGCCGGCATGAAGATTGACGAAATCCAAAAGCTGACGACCACCGGCGTTAACGCAGTAAAATCCTTAGGCTTATCTGGCCCACAGCTTATACAAGAGCTGCGCGATTTGGTGCAGGGTGGCATTACGCCTGCGAGCAGCACGCTGGCAACGGCTTTAGGCTTGACGGATGCTGACATTAAGGCCGCAAAAGCCAGCAGTGAAGGCTTGTTCAATTTTTTGATGGAGCGACTTAAAGGATTTGAACGTGCGGCGCAGGAAACACCTAAAACTATTGCCGGTATGGAGGACCAGCTCAAAGAAGGTTTCTCCAAAGCAATGAGCATTGCCGTAGAGCCGGTTCAGGAAAAGTATAAAGAGCTTATGCAGCAGACGTCCGGCTTGCTTTTTACGGATAATTTAGGCATAAACGAAGACCTGACCAACAAGCTGCAGACCGCCGGACAGCATGTCGCCAACATGGTCGAAGACTTTAAGTCGATGGGCGAGATTGTCGCTCCTATTGTCGTCCCTGCGGTCGAGGCGCTCGGGACAGTTTTGGGTATAGTCTTAGATAACGCCGGCAAAATCACTTTAGCATTTGCAGCGTGGAAGGCCTACGATTTTACAAAGAATTTCAATTCCTCACACTTTACGCAATACGCAGCCAACGCTCAGAAAGCTTGTCAAACTGAAATAAGCGCTGCGCAACGAGCTGCGCAGGCTGTTATGCAGGAGGAGAACAAAAAACAGACCGCTATCCGCCAGCGAGAGGTGGTTGAAAAAGCTGTTACAAAGACCGCTGAAGACGGTTATATCCAATTGGCCGCACAGCTTAAGTCGTTGTCCACAAAATATCAACAGCTGGGACTATCAGCTGAAGAAGCCGGGAAGCTCCAATATCAGGCAGCAAGGCAGGCTGCACGTGGCAATATCGAGCTCTCACAACAGATAATAACAGCACAAACACAGCATTTGGAAGCTGCGGACGCCGCTAATAAACAGTCCGGTAAGCTCGCCAAGCTCACGGAATGGGCGGGCTACACCGGCGGCGCTCTTACTGCTGTAGGCATTGTATTGCAAAGCGTTACTGGCGATACTGATAGTTGGGCTTACAGCACAGGGCAGTACCTGACCATGGCTGGTATGGCCATCGAGGGCGTAAGCATGATGATTACCGCTCTCAGCAAACTACGTAATGCTTATAAGGAGGTCGCTCTCGCTAAAGCTGCAGCAGGCATGCTGTCTGTTGGCGGTGCCGCCGTTGCTATCGGTGCTAGTGTAGGCGTTGCAGCTGCGGGCGTGTACGCTCTAACTCATGACATCAGTTGGGATGAGGCCAAAAGGCGCTATTTTGGCAACCCCAACGCTGGCAAGAGCAGTGAGCCAGAAAAAGACAAGCCGCTCGATAACTCCATGCCGGATATCGGCTCAATCCAGCCTAAGGATTTTGGTGGCGATACCGGTAAAGGCAACCGTAGCAAAGGTACATCTGCAGCAGCACGCCAAGCAGAACGCGCTGCCGAACGTGCTGCCGAACGCGCTGCTCAGAAGCTGCAGAAGGAGCTGGGCAACGTCCATGACCTACAGGCGGAACTTAATCGGAAAATCTTGGAGGATACCGCCGAGGCATCAACCGTTGCTGCAGCTAAACTGGATGAAGAATTAACCAAAATGAAGTCTAAGCTTGAAAACGCTGCTAAAGCCGGTGTGCCTAACGAAGAAATCCAAAAAGCTCAAAGGCTTATGGATGTATACGCTGAGGCAGAAAAGCGCCTGGCCAACAATGACCAGACCATCAAGGCTCATCAGCAGCGCATGGATATGATACAGGCTGAGCAGGACGCTCATCAGCTGACAGCTCAGCAAGCCGACAACCTGCGTCGTGAGGAGCTGACCAGCTATCAGGATAAATTGCAGGAGATCTTAAGCAGTCAGCAGCTCAACACTGAGCAGCGCCTGCAAATCATGCAGGAATACTCCAATGCCGTCAAGGATATGGAGAACGCCACAGCATCTGATTACAAGACGGCATGGGAGGATGCGCTTGATTATATCCGCAATAAAACGTATGACCAGCGTGCAACCATCCAATCCGGCATTGACGATATTCTAGACAGCTTTACTAATTTTGGCCAAAACATGCTGACTGAGAGCAAGTCGATAGGCGAGCGCTTTGATGACTTGTTTAAAAGCCTGGCCAGCTCTATCCTCAACACAATGATGAAGGTCATTATGCAGGGCCTTGTCATGAATTCCATAATGGGCATGTTTGGCATGGGCGGCGGCTCGTCTGCTGGAAGCATTGGCGGTGTCAAGCTCTATACCGATATGTCTGGCTGGTCGCCGGTGTCGTTCCATGCCAAAGGCGGCCGCGCTGAAGGATGGGCCATCGTTGGCGAAAAAGGACCTGAGCTGGTTGATTTTAGTCAGCCCGGCCGCGTATATACGGCCGAACAGACCGCTAAAGCATTAAACGGCAGCAACAGCCTTAATAATGTCAAAGTGGTGATTGAAAACAAAACTGGCCAACAGGTCAAGGCAACGCAAGCCAATGTCAATGTAGACATCAAAGGCTATATCATCAACGTTGTCCTTGAGGCTGTCGCTACAAATGACGGCGGTATCAACAATATTTTGAAAGGAGCGATGGCGTAATGGACAATTTAAGATTCCCTGTGTTTATCGACAATCCGGAATACCCATTCAAAGAAACACTGGAGAACAACCTCATTCGTTCCAGCATGGAGGACGGCACGGTCAAGACAAGGCCACGCTTTACTCGCAACCGCAAAACCTATGAGCTAACGTGGTCTTGCATGAATAACGACCAGAAGGAGATGCTGGATGATTTTTACGTCAAGAAAACCAAAAACGGCTCCAAAAGCTTTAAATGGACTCATCCTGCGACCGACATAACAAAGATTGTGCGTTTTGCGGAAACGCCTAGTTTTACGCTAAAAATGCGCAATTATTGGTCTGTGACTGTCAAGCTGCAGGAGGTGTGATATGGCATTACGATTATCGACAGCAGCTATCGCCAGCGCTAACAACACGGAGCTGGATGCAGCCTGGCTGCTATTGCTTGAAATTATCATAGACGGCGAAGATGAGCATATTTACCTTGTACACAATAACGAGGATATCACGTGGAACGGCCAGCTTTGGCAGGCCTTCCCGTTCTCACTGTCCGAGAGCAAGAGTGACAACAAAGGCACCTTGTCAAATGCGACTATTGAGGTCGACAATACGTCGCGCGACCTCGAGTATTATCTGAGCCGTGGCAATGGCGGCGCCGGCAGTAAGGTTGTATTGCGCTGCGTGCGCAGTGACGACCTGACGGCGACGGAAGCTGATTTTGAGGAGTATTTTACGGTCAAATCCACGACCGTGACGGAAAGCAAAGTTAGTTTTGCGTTAGGCAATGCTTATAGCAGCAAAAGCCGCAGGCCTTGGAGACGATACCTCAAAAATACCTGTTCTTTTAAATACAAAGGAGTACGTTGCGGCTGTACGAGCAATTTGATCAGCTGCAATCACACGC